TTTCAAAACTTTGACAGAAATATAAAAAATCTTGAAGATTCTAAATTAGCATTTAAATCTCCAGATGACGCAATGTTTATGGATTATGAAAAAATAGATCAACAAATACAAAAATTAAAAGATCAAGATGAAATAGATGATGAATTTTTAACTAATTATATTGATGCTAAAGGAGATTTAAAACTTCCAAAAAATATACAAAAAAAATTAGACATATCAAAAGAACAAGAAAGACTTAGAAGATTAATAACAAAATTTGTTCCATCTGTTACTGATACGGGAGTTCCAGAAGAAAATTTATCTTATGCAGAAATAAAAAAACAAATAGAAGATTTAGAATCTCAAAAATCTATGGTTGGATCAGAAATAGATAAAATAACAACACCAGAAGACATGATGCAAATTTATGAAAGGGGAGCAAGAGAAGGAGCTGCTGTAGGCGGAAGAATTGGTTTTTCGGATGGAGGACCAGATGATCCCACAAAAAGAAAATTTATAAAGGGAGCGGGAATTGCAGGACTAATTGCAGCTGGTACAAAATTTTTACCAGATTTTCTTCAAAGTTTAAAAGGAACAAAAGCAGCAGTTAAAGTTTTACCAAAAGTTTCAGGTATGCCTGAATGGTTTAACCCTCTTGTTTCTAAAATGATAAAAGAAGGAATTGAAGTTCCTTTAGATAAAACTGTAATAGGTTCACTTCCAAATCCGGATTTAACTAAAGTTAGACAATTAGAAATTATTTCTCCAGACGGAAAAGGAAAAGATATAGTTACAATGATGGAATTCAAAAGTGGACAAATACAAATTGAATCTTCTGGAGGTGCATTTGATGATACCTTTGTATTAAGTTATAATCCTCCAAGATCAGTGATTGATGTTACAGGTAAAAAAGTAGATGTAGAGGGAAGTTTTAGTGTGATAGAACAAAGACCATATCATGTGGGTGGACCGGAAGATGTGGATTATGATCTTGATTCTTTTACTTTTAAAAAAGAAGATGCAATAAGTGATATTGAAAAACTTGAAAGAATTGCAACAGGAAAAAGAATACCTAAAGCAAAGGTCGACCAAAGAACAAAAGCTAGAGAATTTGTAGAAAAAAATCCTTATGACGATATTGTAAATAGATTTGGAGACAGTGGTGATTATTATGATGATTTAGACAATATAGATGAAATCATTAAATAAAAAATTAACAACAACTGTGCCACCATTACGAGGCCCTAACCCTCAAGGCTTGAATGTTAATTATAATACTGTTAAAACAGTTAACCCGGAGAAAACAATAAATGGCAGAAATAGAAAAACAAATTCCAACAATAAGTAAACCTTTGACTCCTGAACAGGAGACAGAACTTCTTATAAGCGAAACAGAAGAAGTTAAAACTTCTCCGACTGAAATTACAGAAAATGAAGATGGTAGCGTTGATATTAATTTTGATCCAAATGCATCAAAACAAAATACTTCTGATTTTAACGCAAACTTAGCGGAGATATTAGATGATAATTATTTAAATGTATTAGGTTCAGAAATTTATCAAAATTATCAAGATTATCTTTCTTCAAGAAAAGATTGGGAGCAAGCTTACACTCAAGGGCTAGATTTACTAGGATTTAAATATGAACAAAGAACAGAACCATTTCAAGGAGCATCTGGTGCAACACATCCCGTTCTTGCAGAAGCAGTCACACAGTTTCAAGCATTAGCATATAAAGAATTGTTACCGGCAGATGGTCCTGTGCGAACTCAAGTCGTTGGATTGGATACACCTGAAATACAAAATCAAGCAGACAGAGTTGCTGAATTTATGAATTATCAAATTATGGATGTTATGAAAGAGTATGAACCAGAGTTTGATCAAATGTTATTTTATCTGCCATTGTCAGGTTCAACATTTAAAAAAGTTTATTATGATGAACTTCTTGAAAGAGCTGTATCACAATTTGTGCCAGCAGAAAATTTAGTTGTTCCATACACTGCTAATACTTTAGAAGACGCAGACGCTGTTGTTCATGTTTTAAAAATGTCTGCAAATGATTTAAGAAAAAAACAAGTTAATGGTTTTTATAAAGATATAGAATTGATACCACCGTCTGAAAATAATCCATCAGATATTAAAGATAAACAATTACAATTAGAGGGAATATCTAAAACAAATAATGAAGACGTTTATACTTTATTAGAAAATCATGTGTATTTAGATTTAGAAGGTTTTGAAGATGTTGGATCTGATGGCGAACCTACAGGAATAAAACTTCCGTATATTGTTACCATGGAAGATTCTTCAAGAAAAATATTATCAATCCGAAGAAATTTTTCCCCTGTAGATTTAAAAAAAAGAAAAATAAATTATTTTGCTCACTTTAAATTTTTACCAGGTTTAGGTTTTTACGGCTTTGGTTTAATTCACATGATTGGTGGATTATCAAGAACAGCAACATCAGCTCTTAGACAATTATTGGATGCAGGAACATTATCAAATTTACCTGCTGGATTTAAAATGCGAGGAATTAGAATACGAGATGACGCTCAATCTATTCAACCAGGAGAATTTAGAGATGTAGATGCACCCGGTGGAAACATCAGAGATGCATTTATGACTTTACCTTATAAAGAACCTTCACAAACTTTATTGGCACTTATGGGGGTCGTGGTTCAAGCAGGTCAGCGTTTCGCATCAATTGCTGACATGCAAGTAGGGGATGGGAACCAGCAAGCGGCAGTGGGCACGACCGTGGCCTTGCTGGAAAGAGGTAGCAGAACAATGTCTGCAATTCATAAAAGAATATACGCCTCTATGAAACAAGAATTTAAATTATTGTCTGATGTGTTTAAATTATATTTACCACCAGAATATCCTTATGATGTTGTTGGTGGAACAAGAATGATTAAACAAACAGATTTTGATGACAAAGTAGATATCATACCAGTTGCTGATCCAAACATATTTTCACAAACACAAAGAATTTCTATTGCACAAACAGAATTACAACTTGCAATGTCAAATCCTGCAATTCATGACATGTATCAAATTTATCGAAACATGTATTCAGCTTTAGGAGTGAGAGACATTGATAGAATTTTATTAAAACCAGAACAACCTATGCCAAAAGATCCTGCATTAGAACACATTGATGCTCTTGCAGGAAAACCATTTCAAGCTTTTCCAGGACAAGATCATAGGGCTCATGTAACTTCACATTTAAGTTTCATGTCTACTAATCTTGCAAAAAATGCACCAGTTGTCATGGCTTCTTTAGAGAAAAATATTTTTGAACACATATCTTTGATGGGTCAAGAGCAAGTTGAATTAGAATTTAGAAACGAAATTGCTCAAGTAAATCAAATGAGTCAGATGCAACAGAATCCTCAAACACAAGCAGCAGTGCAAAACATGCAACAACAAATTGAAGCTAGAAAAGCTAAAATTATTTCTGAGGCAATGAGTGAATTTATGGCTGAAGAAAATAAAATCATGTCAACTATGAACAACGATCCTGTTGCAATGCTGAGATCACGTGAGTTAGACCTAAGAGCACAAGAAAACGCTACCCGTGAACAAGAAAACAAGGAAAGAATCAACCTTGATAAGATGAAAACAATGATGAATCAGTCTATAGATGATAGAAAATTAAAACAAAATGAAGAATTGGCTAAATTAAGAGCTAATACCTCATTAGAAAAGACTGCTTTATCTGCTAAGATTAAAAATAGATTTTCAAATAGATAAAAAAGGAGTATAAATAAGCCATGAAAACAGAAAACGGACAAAAAAAGGTTGCTAAAGTAATGCGAGAGTTTAAACAAGGTGAACTTCACTCTGGTAAATCTAAAAAAGTTGTAAAAAATCCTAAACAAGCAATTGCAATTGCTCTTTCTGAGGCAGGAATGTCTAGAAAAAAGATGGCAGAGGGTGGTTTAGCAGATTCAAAGAGAACTTTTTCAGCATCATCTAAAGAAAAGAATTTTGATTTTGCAAAATTTACAGATAAAGATGGAAATCTTCTTGGTGGTGTTGATGTTGAGATGTCAAACCCAAGTGAAACTCAA